AAATGATTAACGGGCCGAAAGCGGATGCTGTTATTGAATAGGCGGGATGTTCGATTCCTTCCTGACAGACGTAGCGAGTAGGCCCACCTATAAGGAAAAACATGAGTTACGCAGATGTTGAAATGAAAATTATTCAGTGGTCCGAGGCTCGGAAAATCATTCCGAACAGCACCCCTGAAACGCAATTGCTTAAAGCCGTATCTGAACTTGGTGAACTGGCAGATGCCACCATCAAAGAGGACCGTGAAGGCATCGTTGATGGCGTTGGCGATGTGATGGTCTGCCTTGTCAATTTTTGCGCTTTGCAAGACATTGATTTGGTGACTTGCATGAAGTCAGCCTATGCGGAAATCAAAGACCGCAAAGGCACGTTAATGCCCAATGGCGTGTTCGTCAAAGAGTAAGGAACAAGGCGCGTTCAGCCTCGCGCCTTTTTACAAGTCCCGGCAGCACTTTCCCGCCGCCCTTGGTCCACACTCGAAACGCATCAGCAGCGCCTTCCCAATCGCCTCTATTGGCTTTCATGCGGATGGTGCTGCGCTGAAGGTTGCCTAACCCAAAGTTGAAGGAAATACTAACCAAAGCGTCAAAAGCGCCTTGCTTGCCAGCAACAGTGGGAACAAGTCGTAAAACACCACGTTCAAAAGACGCGAGGTCATTCTTGAATATTTCAACCAGTTCTTCTTTTGACCAGACACGATTGTCCTCCGACTTTAATTGGTAGTCATCGCGAATCATCCCGACATAGGTTTCTGTTCGCACGTTAGGCAAACGCAACTGGTCGCCATACATTGCATGGCCCCAACCCACAGTCCAAATTTTCGCACTGCATTTGTATGGCTTGTTACGGTAGCCTTCAAAGTAGTGCATCAGGTGGATGCCCTTTTCTGAAGTTTTCACTTCTTGCTCCAGCTACGGCTTCCCATCCAGTACGCAATAATTCCCGAAAGAAGGGCCATCTCGTCTTCGCTAAACACAATGTCGGCGTATCGCAACACATCATCAATGCTTGTAATCAGGCCGGGGTTTGTGTATAGGTAGTAGCAAAGAAATGCGTTGATTGCAACCAACTCCAAAACGAAAATGTATGTGATTGTGGGACGAACCGTCCCAATGTAGTTGACCACCCACTTGCTTGCGTTGCGAACAATTTCTTTGTCGTGGTCAAGAGCCGCAGTGACTTTTTCAGCATCCGTCTGCATCGCCACCTGTTCGGTGCGTACTTCTTCTAATTGAACTTGAGCAATAAAGCCAGCCGCCGCCAGTTTAAGTTCACGCTCGGTCTGGATTTGGGCCAGCGCCAACTCATGCTTCTGGTCAGCCTTGTTTTGGAAATATTCCAGCAGTTTAGGAAGGCCGGAGATCAACAGACCCCCAAGGGTTGAGATGAGGGAGAGCATTATGAATTCCTTTCAGCAAACAGTTGATAAATCACAGCAGCAAAGTAGATGCAAATGGCGAGTGTAAATGCCAGAACACCCCACCAAAACATCTCAATTATTTTTGCCCTTCGGCGCAGCTTGGCTCGGATTGCTTCTTCTTGCGCCTCTTTACGTTGCTTTGCGGCTTGTGCTTGGAACATGCGCCAATCGTCAATCAGTCCCGGCCTACCGTAGTAAGTCATGGCTCGTTCCAGTTCAGCTTTCTGATTCTTGATCTGCTCCAGTGCAAAGAATTCTTCGGCATCGGTGTTGACCGTATCACCAGATTTATCAAGCAATCGTTTGCGTAAGGTGGCTTCACTGTCAAAGAGTTGTGAAAGCGCCTTGCCAGCGTTCATTAGGTCGCCTGAGTTCTGGACAGCTTCTTTAATGACTGCAAACGCTGCGTTAGCCGCCGCCAGTTCAACCAGCATAAGCCGCCCTAAAAAACGGAACCAAGATGTAGGCGCACCAAATGACAATGGAGCAAACCCCGACCGCCGCGATGAATGCAACGGCCCAATCTTTCATGGTCAAAGCCCCAATAGTTTTTTGACGACTTCAGCGGCAACACCCGGCCCAAGCAACACAGCAGCAATTACCGCATAAAGCAGATACTCAATCTTGGTCATGCGCTTTTCGCCAACGTCAAGCGATTCGTTGATTTTTTCGTATCGTTGGGCGCAGACTGCTTCGTGTGTGGATAGTCGTGCGTCAGTTGCGTCAATTTGCTCAGACATGATTACTCCGGTTTCGTAGGCCAATTGATTATCCAAGGAAAGCCATCTTGTGCGCTGATGTCGCGTAAGGCTTGACGATAGGATGCCCATGCAGTTTTGTCTACAGGAGCATCATTTACCTGAGTCCAATCGCAAGAGGCCAGTTCTTTATTCCGCTGCTCACGCACAGAATTGGCTTGTTGGGTATCTTTTGCAGCAATGCTCTCTGCATCCATATCCAAAACGCTGTGTTTGGTGTACCACTTGCCTTCGATCTTTTCAACGCCATCACGAAATGCAATTTGATACCGAGTTGGTTGAGTCTGTGGCCCTTCAAAAACAACATCACCATCAAAGTCGTTGATGATTTGTTCAGTCAATTGAATAGGAAACCCCGTGTTCGGAAACATGGCACGAAATTCTGATTCGTACATGACTGCGCCTGACTTTCTTATTCTGATTTCCATGTTGTTGCTCCTTATGCAATTGCCAAGAAAATGTAAGTTCCACCAATGGCATTAATTTCTGCTGGCGCTGTGCTGCTAATTTCAAAGCCTGAACTTATTGGGTCAACGTAATCAGTGCTGGCAACTTCTGCTGCTGCGCTGTTTAGTAATGAATACGGGTCATTACCCGCCACAATGCCACGCGCCGAATCCCAGTAATACCAACTACCAGTGCTGTCAATGCGCTTTATCAAAATAAACCTAGAACCTCCCGTAAAGCCGCAATCAATTTGAAGCGTTGTGCCTGTGCCTGTGTAAGAGCCAACTTTACTAACTCCGGGACAGGTTGCAAACAGGTATGCAACATAGGTTGATGCTAAAGCATTTACAGCAGCATTTGTGCCCACAGTAAAAACTGTATTTGTTGGTGAGGTGTTATTCCAAAATGCGCTGCTATTAACAGTTGCAGCAGTTGTATTCAAAACCAAATAATCTGTATTGTCATTGTTTGCATATACAGCCCACGCATTAATTGTATTTCTTCGTTTAACAATAATAAACTCAGGCACAGCACCTAAGTTATGCGTTTGCGTTGTCGCAGAACCAGTTCCTGTGTAGCAAACCACATCCATAAAACCGGGAGCGCGATCAAACAAATAATTAATGTATGTGTTTGCACTAGCATTTGTAATGGTTGATGTCGTTCCGACTTTTACACCATCCATCACATCCCAAGGATTGGTTTGCAAAATAGTTATTCCCGCCGCAACCTCTGCTGCGGTAGTTGAAGTCACTAAGTAGTTTGTGCCTGTAAGCCTTGAGGCAAACAAGTCTGCAACTGCGGCCCCACGATTTTTAATCAACACAGCATCTGAAACACCAGCCGATCCAATTACTGTGGCATTAACTCCAGTGCCTGTACGAGCATTCAGACCAAACACACTTGTCCCTATTGTGGGAATTTTCATCGGGCCTCTGCGAATGGCGATGTAAATTTGATTTCCTGTTGCTCCCAAACCAGTAGAGGCTGCCCAAACAAAACCTGCGCTTGTTGCGTAACATTGAGCTGGAGCATTAATGGATTCGGCGGCAGATTGATTGGGTCTAAGCAATAAACTTTCTGGACTTATTGGCATTCCTCTCATAGAGTCATACATTCTCCAATCGTCTGATGTATCTATGTTTTTTAACAAAACAAACTGCGGCTCAAAGCCCAAATTTACCGGCACATCGCTACCCGACTGAACCGCATAAAAACTTCCGCACGAAATAACATTGTCCGCGCCAGTTAAACCAAATCCACCAGCATTGTGTGCAAATATGTAGGCAACGTATGTGCCACCAGAAGCGTTTACTGTTGTGTCAGTGCCAACAGAAAACACGGAGTTTGTTGGTGCTGTGCTGTTCCAAACAGTAGGCGCAGAAGCCTGTGCATTTAATAAATTTAATTGAATGCTGTTTGCTGCACTAGCTAAACTATTGTGATAGACCTGCCAATTGCCTGTAGTGTCTGTACGTTTGACAATAATGCAGCCGGGAATGCTTCCAAGGTTGTGAGCAATTGTGCGGTTTGCACCTGTACCCGTGTAAGTAACCACATCAAAAAAATTAACATGTTCTTCAAAAGTCCATGCAACATAAGTTGATGAACTAGTGTTGTAATCTGCATCTGCGCCAATAGTAAATCCTGTGCTATTAAATGCAGTCAATCCAGTTGCTTCTGTGGCTTCTGCTGCAACACTATTAGACTCTAAAGATTTTGTAACTCCTCTAACTGTGTCTGTAAAACGATGCCCTGTTGCGCCGCTTCTACCTTTAATCCAAACCAACCCACCTTTTGTGGACAAATCAATTTCATTGGTGATGGTTTGAGTTGCGCCAGTTCCCGTATACAAATACGTTCTAAATACATCTTCAATGTAATTGACAAGTACATTGGATTCAACTTGTGATTGCTGTGAACTAAACATGCTGACCTTTACAGTGTGTAATTCTGACCAGCATTACTACCAACCCAATATGTTCCGTCTGCTACAAAAACATATTTGTCAGCTTTGCTTGCTGTTGCTGTAATTGTCGGCGCAATATTGCTAGGCCACTTTACTGATGCGGGCCATGTCGCTGTGCGTGAGCCTGTAGCGTCTTGTTTGAGCAATATAGTTAAACCACGCCCTGCTGTAGCAGTTGGGAATGTAAATGTTACGTTGCCAGTGAGCGTCAAAATCTGCACAGAGCCGTTAGCAAGATCAATTGTGTAGGCTGTTCCTGTGTTGGCTGTAACAACTTCTTCTGTATAACCATTAGTAAAAATTCCTGCCTCAATTGTCTTGTTTGTCAGCGTAGCAGTACCCGCCCCTGTAACCATACCGTTTATTCCGTTGGTATTGTTGCCAAGAGTGTTAATAACGCCATTGCCCGTAGTTATTGTAGAAGGAGCCACGCCAGCGCCACCGCCAACTACCAAGGCGTTTGCCGCCAATCCATCATTTGGCGTGTCTGTAACGGCGGCATCAAGTGGCGTGAGTCAATACGCAGAAGTTTGGTATTCGGCATTTAGCGCACCATCTGATCCTCAACG